ATATTGGCACAGATGCTGATACAGATGGTTTTGTAGATGGAATCTCTGCCGCAGTAAACTCTACTGGTTTCAAAGGCTTTTTTGGTTGTAATGGTGTTCTTGGCATGTCAGGATTTACGACATCAGCAAGTGGTGCTACCCCCGATGAAGTTGAGATAGTAGTTTCTGGTGATCCAGGAGGGGATACAGTAATTGTTTTGAAATTTTTCGGTATCTCTAGCTCCTCTGACGCATCGTAAGGAGAGTTCCGTATGGCAAACTCAGATATACGAGCCAAACGCTTGACAGGCACAGGCGCGGCCTCTACAGGTCGCGCTCGGTTGCGTCAGGTTCAGGTTTTGGTAGCAGGAACAGCAGGTCGGCTAACTTTTTCTGATGGCAATGGAGGTTCAACCCTTCTTGATTTAGATTTTACGGCAAGTCAAACACACTCTGTAAACATTCCAGATGAGGGTGTGCTGTTCACCGACGATATCCATGTTGCTACCGCAACAAACATCACTGCATTGACGATATTCTTTGCGTAGGGATTATTATGGCTACAACAAAAGATGTCAAAAGAAGCCCATCTGGTAGGCTTACCTACCGTGGTGTGACTTTTTCGGGATATAATAAACCAAAAAAGACCCCGAATGGGCCAAAAAAATCTGCTGTTTTAGCTAAAAAAGGTAATCAAGTAAAATTAGTGCGGTTTGGTGACCCAAACATGAGTATTAAAAAAGACCAACCTGCTAGAAGAAAATCGTTTCGAGCAAGACATAATTGTGCCACAGCTAAAGATAAATTTAGTGCGCGATATTGGTCTTGTAAGGCATGGTGATATAGATCATGGCAATATCGAGGAGTCAAATGTCAAAACAAATTAGAAAAGTAGGTAGGAAAAAACCTCCTGGACTTTATGCTAATCTCAACGCAAAAAGGAAACGTATCGCTGCAGGAAGTGGCGAAAAAATGCGTAAAGTGGGACAAAAGGGTGCTCCTAAAAAAGGTGCATTTGCAGCCATCAGAAGAAGGAGGACATAATGGCAAAAAAACCAGCAAAAAAACCACCCAAGCCTAGAGATGCTAAAGAGGCAAGGTTTCGTAGAGATATGAAAGAGCTTGGCGAAAAAGTACGTAGGGGTGAAGACCCCGAAACAGCTGAATATCTACGCAAGCAAGCTAAACGAAATGGGCCTGTGAAAGAAGACACACCACCTAAACCAAAGAAAAAACCAATCAAAAAAAGAGAGGGCGGAGAAGTGAAAAAACCAAAGAAAATGATGATGGGCGGTAAAGTATCTATGCCTAAGAAAATGAAGCGTGGCGGTAAAGTCTCCATGATGAAAATGCGTAATGGTGGCAAGGTTTCCATGCCTAAAAAGATGAGCCGTGGAGGTCGTGTTAAAAAGATGGCTAAAGGCGGTGTAGTCAAAGGCCCTTACAGTTAAGGTGTAATTTATGGCAGTTTCTGGTTCTACCGATTTTGAACTTGATGTAGCTGAGTACGTCGAGGAAGCATTTGAAAGATGCGGCCTCGAAGTGCGTACAGGTTATGATCTTACGAGTGCGCGTAGATCTCTGAATTTATTGTTTGCTGATTGGGCTAACCGTGGTCTTAATAGGTGGACAATAGAGCAGGCTACGTTACCTCTAGCCTCAGGTGTAGCTATATACCCTGCTGGAACACTTACTATGACAGTTGCAGCCAGTGGTTCATTTTCGGTAGGAGAAACTATAACAGGTGGTACGAGCGGAGCTACGGCAAGTATAACTAGCATCCGCTCTTCTACCGCAATAGATATCACAGTGCCAGAGGGAACTTTTTCAGCATCAGAAACAATAACAGGAGGTACGAGTTCAGCTACCACCACAGTTTCTTCTGCTATTTCATTAGTGCCAATACAATCTACTATTGATGTATTATCTGCAGTAATTAGGACAGGAACTGGTTCTGATCAAACAGATGTTGCTATAAGTAGGATAAGTAGAGATGCTTATATTAATATTTCTAATAAAAACAGCACCTCACGCCCTACACAATTTTATGTAGATAGGCTAATCACTCCTGAAATTAAACTTTGGCCTACTCCAAATAATAATACTTATACATTAGTTTATGATAAACTCACTCGTATAGATGATGTAGATAACCCACAAAATACTGTGGATGTACCATTTAGATTTTACCCTTGCTTATCTGCAGGGTTGGCTTATTACATTTCCCTAAAACGTGCTCCACAAAGAACACAGCTTTTGAAAGCTGTATATGAAGAAGAGTTTGAGCGAGCAGCAGCCGAAGATAGAGATAGAGCAAGTTTAAGTTTAACCCCAAGCCGTGATTATTATACGTTTATAAGATGAAGTATGCTTCTGGAAAATACGCAAGAGCGATTTGTGATAGGTGTGGGTTTGAGTATCCATATACCTCCTTACAAAAAGAGTGGAATGGGCTAAAAGTTTGTATAGATTGTTTTGAGCCTAAACACCCACAATTAGAACCCCCACCACCACCATTTGAGCCAGAGGCTTTATACGACCCAAGGCCAGATAGAGCTGAGGGTTTAGATATTCTTGTTGGGCAGAAAACATTTCCTGTTTTATCTAATGCTTCCACACATGCAATTACTTCTATTGGTAGAGTGGAGGTTGTCGTATCATGAGTTTCACATACAGTACTCTCAAAGATGCTATCAAAAACTACACGCAAAATACAGAAACAGTTTTCCTTAATTCTATGGATATGTTTATTCGTTTAGCAGAAGAGCGTATTTTAAAATCAACTCAATTAAACGTATTTCAAAAAAATGTGACGGGAACACTTTTGTTAGGAAGTGAGTACCTAGCTGTTCCTAGTGATTTTTTATCACCTCACTCACTAAGTATTACGAACAATAGCTTGTATGAGTATTTACAATTTAAAGAACTTGAGTTTGTGCAATCATACAATCCTAATGCTTCGGCAACAGGTACCCCGAAATACTATGGACAATTTGATGCTAACTATTTTATTCTAGCTCCCACCCCCGACGCGACATATACAGTTAGTCTAAGTTATTTTCATAGACCTACCAGCTTAACGCAAAGTTTATATCTATTAACTCTGAGTACAGTATCAGGGACATTTGTTGTTGGTGAAACTATCACTGGCGGTACAAGCGGACAAAGCTCAACCATAGGGGTCGTTGAAAGTGCTACCAGTTTGACCGTTGGCATACCAAGTCAAAATTATACTGTTGGTGAAACAATAACAGGCGGTACAAGTGGTGCGACTGCTGTAATCACTGCCGTTGGTGCAGATACAACAAATAGTTGGTTAAGTGAAAACGCTGAGGTGGCTCTTTTATATGCTTCACTTGCTGAGTGTTACCTTTTTATGAAAGGTGAGCAAGATGTAATGAATATGTACAATCAACGGTATGGGGAAGCAATTAATCGCTTGAAAAATTTAGGCGAGGCATTAGAAGTTACAGATGATTATTCTGCAGGTTATATTAAGAAAGAAAGAACGTAATGTTTACAGATACTCTAAGTTTACCAAGCGACTTTCAAGTTGAGGTGCATACGACTAATAATAGAGGTGCAAGCCCCGAAGAAATAGCTGCAAGATGTGTAAAAAAACTCGTTTATGTATCCGATAAAGCAGAACCTGCAATACGAGATCAAGCCCATGCCTTTGCTGCACATATTGAAAAAGTGATTGCCTCTTACATGAAACAAGCTGTACAAAGTGATAGAACGACAGTTTTTAACGCTTTAGTAGACGCAGGACACCCAGAACTAGCTGAACTGATAAGGAGACTCTAATATGGCGTTTAGTGGGAATTTTATGTGTACCTCTTTCAAAAAAGAGTTACTCTTCGGCGTACACGATTTTGATACATCTGCTTCAGGTGATACGTACAAATTAGCATTGTATACTAACAGTGCCTCGTTTACGGCAGCAACAACAGCTTACACCACCAGTAATGAAGTCACTGGAACTAATTACTCTGCAGGGGGAGGAACATTAAACTCAGTAGACCCCTCTACTACAGGGACAACAGCTATTGTAGATTTTGATGATTTAGTTTTTTCTACTGTTACAATATCTAGTGTTAGGGGAGCTTTGATTTATAATACAACTCCTAATACTACATCTATTTCTGTAAGTAATCCATCAGTCCTTGTTTTAGATTTTAGTTCAGATAAAGCAGCTAGTGCAGGGGATTTTACTATTGTGTTTCCTACAGCAGATGCTTCAAATGCGATAATACGGATTGCCTAAATGACCGATATAGTTGTTCCATTTACAGGTTGGGGAAGTCTCAGTCAGGCGTGGAATGAGCAATCGTGGGGTGCTGATTTAGATACAGCTAAAACCGTCACAGTTGTTTCAACAGGAAGCGGCAATAAGTATGCTATTGATGGCACTCAACAAGCTACACTCTATTTAGCTAGAGGAGCAACATACGTTTTTGACGTTTCAGATAGTTCTGTCAGTGGTCACCCACTACAGTTTTCTACAACTTCTGATGGGACGCATGGGGGTGGTTCTGCTTATACATCAGGAGTTACAGTTTCGGGTTCTGCTGGTTCGGGTGGTGCAACAGTTACCTTTGTAGTTCCTTTTGATGCACCTGATACATTATATTATTATTGTTCTAATCATAGTGGTATGGGTGGAACAGCAAATATTTTTACTTCCTCTATAATACCTATCGCTACTGGAGCAACCACAGCCGTTGCAGCTGCAGGAGGCACAGCAGTAACAATCACTGGAATCCCAAGCACAGGTGGCGTAGGTTCAGTTCAAATTTTAGGTGCAGATACTTCTTTTGTAGTTTCTACTGCAGATCTCACTATGACAGGTCTGGTAAATGGTGTAACTGTGATTGGCGATGCAAATATTGTAAATGTCACAAGCGCAGGGGCAGTCGGTGTTGTGGGTGTTGGTTTTGTTTGGGGGCTGAATGTACCAGACCAAGATCCTAATTGGCAAGAAATAGCGGCATAAGGAGTTAAAATGAGTACATATGTAAATAATTTACGTTTAGAAGAAATAGGTTCTGGTGAGCGTTCAGGAACGTGGGGAACTGCAACAAACACAAATTTAGAGCTGATAGGTGAGGCTTTTGGTTATGGCACGGAAGCATTAAGTGATGCTTCTACAGCTACGATTACAATGGCAGATGCGGTTTCTGACGGTGTAAGATCCTTTTATCTTAAACTTACTGGTGCATTAGGGCAAAACTGTACAGTTACTCTTGCCCCGAACACTGTTTCTAAAATATGGATAATTGAAAATGCTACCACAGATTCAGGTTCTAGTGGCCCTTACTCTACGATTATAAAACAAGGCAGTGGAGCGACAGTTACTATCCCCAATGGCAAAGTAAAGGTAGTTGTTACAGATGGTGGTGGTGCTAGTGGTATTGTTTACGATGCTTTTACCGATTTAAGTGTTGCAGGAACGCTTGATGTTGCAGGAGCTATTACAGGTGCAAGTACTATTTCTGGAACAACTATTACTGCTTCAACTGCTCTTGTGCCTGATGCTTCTGGAGGAGCTGATATAGGGACAACTTCTTTAGAGTGGGGTGATGTTTACATTGCAGATGATAAGAAAATTAAATTTGGTAATGATCAAGATGTAAGTATAGAGTATGATGAAGATGGGACAGACACTCTTCTTATAACAGGAAATTCCACATTTAGCGGAAATGCAACCATAGCTGATGGTACAAACAATTTTACTATTGCTTCGCATGATGGTAGTAATGGATTAGTATTAGGTTCTACTCTAGTTACTGTTACAGCAGCAGAAATAAATGCGGTGACCAGTAAAGCAAGCACAGGAAAAGCGATTGCAATGGCTATGGTTTTCGGTTAACAGAGAGGATATAAAAAATGGCAGCACCTAATATTGTCAATGTCGCCACTATTACGGCAAAGACAGATACAGCTTTACTTTCATCTACAGCAGCTACTAATGCTTTAAATAACCCTGCTTCTTCTGGTAAAGTAATGAAAGTAAACAGTTTAGTAATATCAAATGTGGATGCTTCAGCATCAGCTACAATAACTATAGGTATATACCCACAAGATGATATAGGAGGTACAGCAGTCGTGTATGCAAATGCAGTGTCTGTAGCACCTAACTCATTTTTAATAGCAATAGATAAAGATGTTGGAATGTATTTAGAAGAAGATACATCCCTTGGTGTTACTGCAAGTGTAGCTAACGATTTAACATATACAATCACATACGAAGAACTGTCGTAAGGGATGTAAATGAGGGTTGTTGGAAATATAGCTTCTGACTCAGAGGTAGTAGCAACTGCTGATGGTGCTATAACGGCAGGTAAGCCAGTTATAATTAACTCTGATGGTACGGTTGCTACCACGGCTATTTCCTCTGCTAGTATTGGCAGTGTAGCTGATATGGGTTTCAATAGTAACGTCGGTGGGCCTTATTTAACAGGATTGCCCGGAGTTTCAAAATTTGTTGGTTTTGCTCGTGATCAAGATAATAGTTATTATGGAACAGCAATAGTAGGTGTAGTCTCAGGTTCATCTATTTCTTATGGCAGTGCATCTTCTACATCACACGCACAGTATGAAAACTTTGATGTGCTTGGCTTAACTTCCACCACGTTTGTAATTGTATATAGAGATAGTGGTGACTCAAATAAAGGTAAGGCTAGGCTTGGCACAGTAGACGCATCAGATAACAGTATTACTTATGGAAGCGTTGCTGAGTTTGAAGCAGGTCAAACAAGCATGAACGACTTTGGTAATGCTGCTCGTTTAACTGACACAACATTTGTAATTGCTTTTGAAGACGCCTCTGATAGCAGTAAAGCTAAAGCAATCGTAGGAACAGTATCAGGTACAAGTTTGTCTTTTGGTTCTCCTGCAACTTTTGCTACAGCAAACTCTTCTAAGTATGCTTCAATAGGTGCATTAAGTTCAACTAAAATTGTTATAGCTTATTCAGATACTCCGAGCTCTCCACCAGAAGATGGCGAAGTTATTGTAGGCACAGTATCGGGTACTTCTATATCATTCGGATCTGCTGTACAGTATGATGCCAGTAGAGTTATAAGGCATTCACTTGCAGCATTAAGTGATACCAAGTTTGTCATAGCCTACAATGATGATAGAACTGGAAACAACTATGCTACAGCTATCGCGGGAACGGTATCAGGCACTAGCATAACTTTAGGGTCACCTGTAGTATTTAGAGCCAGTGATGAAAGTAATGTATGGCCCTCTGTAACAAAGTTTACTGAAAATGATTTTGTTGTTGCTTATTTAAATGATGATCTTAAACCTGCTGCAATAAAAGGATCAACATCAGGGACTACTATTACTTTTGGTTCTTCAACAGAACTTGATTCTACAGCAGTTACTTTTATTTATGGAACTACAGTCAATGATGAAAAGATTGTTGCTGGATTTGCTCCATCAAATAATCTTTCTGCAATAGTTTATAACCCATCAAGTGCAAACCTTACATCAGAAAACTTTATAGGCTTTGCAAAAGATGCTGTTGCAGATGGTGCAGTAGCCACAATACAGAGTGCTAACAGTATAGCTAGAAGTATACAGACACCTAATACTTCTGATGTGCTTGGATCAGAAACTGTTTTTGAAACTGGCGAAGTGGGCGAAGGCGGTGAGGGTACTTTTGCAACATTTGATAGTTCTAATAATAGGGTAGTTGTTTTTTATCAAGATGTAAACAACTCATCTTATGGGACTGCTTGTGTTGGGTCAGTAAGTGGTTCAACTATTACATTCGGCACTCCGGTAGTTATCCAAAGTGCAAATCTCCTTGCCTTTGGTGCAACTTTTGACAGTAGTAATAATAAAGTTGTTGTTGTCTATACTAACCAAGCCTCTAGTGAAATAAGCCAAGCGAGTGTAGGAACTGTAGATCCATCTAACAACTCAATCAGTTTCGGCACTGCTGCCACATATGATTCCTCTAGTGGCACTAGCAATAATGCAGCTACTTTTGATACTAATAGTAATAAAGTTGCTATCGTATATAGAGATTTATACTCAGGTGGCGGGCATGGCAAGTCAAGAGTAGGCACTGTATCAGGCACATCTATAACTTTTGGCACAGAAGTAACTTTTGAAAGTGCAGACACCCAACATATTGAATGTGCGTTTGATAGTAGTAATAACAAAGTAGTCGTTGCGTACCATGATGCAGGAAATAGTAGTTATGGCACAGCTATTGTCGGTACAATATCTGGCACAGATATAAGTTTCGGAACAGCAGTGGTGTTTGAGTCTGGCAGTACAACAAATGTAGGCATAGTTTTTGACAGTTCAAACAATAAAGTAATTATTTCCTATAGGGATGCGAGCAACAGTGGACATGGTACGGCTATCGTAGGAACTGTAAGCGGAACCTCCATAAGTTTTGGTTCTGCCGCAGTATTTGAAGCTGCTGGTACAGAAGATATAGCAATTACTTTTGATAGTAATGTAAATAAAGCAGTTATCGCTTATTATGATGATGATGACAACGATTATGGAAAATATGTTTTAGGAACCGTTTCGGATACGTCTATTTCGTTTACCTCTGCAACTACCTTTAATGAAGGAACTACTTTATATAATTCAGCTACCTTTGATAGTAATGAAAATAGATCTGTTATATTTTTTAGAGATAGTAGTGACAGCAATAAAGGTAAAGGTATCACGTTAGCCCCAACTGGTGGAGTATTACAAAACCTCACTATAGGACAGCAATATTTTGTACAAACAGACGGAACAGTAAAAGAAACTGCAGATTCTCCCTCTGTTGTTGCTGGTACAGCCATAGGAACTACTGATTTAATTGTGAAAGGATAAATTATGGCAAAAACAATAATAGAAAACTCAACTAAAATATCAAAATACTTACTCGCTGACGATAAAGCAGTCAGCATGGCTTCTGATAAAATCACTGTAGGTAGTGACCCTGTAGATTTTTATATAGGTGATCTTAACAGTGGCAATGCAACTTTACATGAAGATGTAGATAACGCACCTTCAGATTGGTACGGCAACAAGTATAAGTTTGACGGTACCACATGGTCTGCAAACGAAAATTTTGTTGATCCAAGAGAAGAAGAGTAAGATAGCCCATGCGTGTAATTGGTAATAATCCTCTATTACCTAGGGAGATAACCGCTACTGCCAGTGGTGCGATATCTGCTGCTGGAAAACCTGTTATTGTAAATACTGATGGAACTGTGAGTGTCCCTAATCCTGATAGTGTAGGATCAGCAGCTGTGTTTCAAAGTGTTAATCCAACAAATTATATAAACATGGCTTTTGATAGCTCTAACAATAAAGTTATTATTGCATATGGAAATGGTAGCAATAATGATGGTTTAGTAATTGTGGGAACAGTATCAGGTACATCTATAAGTTATGGAACGCCTGTTACGATAGAATCGAATGTTATTGAACCTAATGTTGTATTTGATTCAGACTCAAATAAAGTAGTTTTACTTTATAGAAGAGGTGGCGTGGGAAAGGCTAAAGTTGGCACTGTTAGCGGTACAAGCATTAGTCTTGGAAGTGAGGCACAATGGGCTGCTCAACCTTTAAATTATCCTCAAGGGGCTACGTTTGACTCAAACTCTAATAAAGTTGTTATTGGATACAGAGATGCTGGTAGTGGTAACTATGGAACTGCTGTAGTAGGCACTGTAAGCGGAACAAGTATTAGTTTCGGTACAGCTACCGTATTTGAAAGTGCTGGTTCTAGCAACATTTCATTGTCATTTGATAGCACAAACAACAAAATTGTAATAACGTATACGGATACAGATAATAGCAACTATGGTACTGGAATTGTAGGAACAGTGTCGGGTACAGGTATAAGTTTTGGAAGTGCAACAACTTTTACCTCGTCAGCAGTTGCAAATTATATGGCAAACGCATATGACCCTGATCAACAAAAAACAATAGTTGCCTATGCAAATTCAGGTAGTTCTAATGTAGGAGAAGCAAGGGTAGGAACAGTATCTGGAACTTCTATAAGTTTTGGAGACGCTATCAATTTTGATACTCCAGCATCAGGAAATGCTGCATCTTATGTAGGTATTGCGTATGATCCTTTTAACGATAAAATAGTTATAGTAAACTCTAATGGTGGGTTTAGTGTAGTAACAGGAACTGTGAGTGGTAATAGTATTACTTTTGGAAGTGATTTTATTATAGATACAGATACAGGAGGAGCGCATTCTATTGTAGTTTTTGATAGTTCTAATAATAAATTGGTGGTTGCACATAACGATTCAGGTAATAGTTATTATGGAACCGCATATGTTTTAACTTTAGGAACTGCAAGTCTTTCCTCAGAAAACTTTGTTGGTTTTTCAGAACATTCAGTAGCAGATGGTGCTAAAATCCTTATTAATACGCAAGGTGCATTAGACGAAAATCAAACAGGGTTGACCGCAGGGCAAACGTATTTTGTTCAAACAGATGGCACAATCGCCCTAACTGCAGATACCCCCTCTGTAACAGCAGGAACAGCGGTTACTGCTACTAAATTATTGGTGAAAGGCTAAATATGCGTACAGTACCACCAACAGAAAAAGGTAAATACAGAGCAATCGCATCTGGTGCTATAGCTAATGGTAAGCCTGTCATAGCAAATAGTGCAGGAACGGTGAGCGCAGTTGCAGAAACTACATTATCACTTGGTTCTGAAACAGAATATTCAAGTGATGCATCTAACTACAATCGTGTGGCATTTGATAGTAATAGTAATAGAATTGTTATTGCACATAAAAATGGAAGTAATAGTAATGGAACAGCAACCGTCGGTTCAGTAAGTGGTACATCTGTAACATTTGGAACTACTGTTGCTTTTGATTCATCAGGTGAAGCAGAATTTTATGGTATAGCTTTTGATTCAAACTCTAACAAAATTGTTATAGCTTACAGAGATACGACAGATAGTAACAAAGGTAAGGCAGTAGTTGGCACTGTAGACCCTAGCGATAACAGCATCAGTTTTGGGTCGGAAGCTACTTTTACGACTAACAACGCTGTATATATAGATGCTTGCTTCGATAGTAGCACTAACAAAGTTGTTATCAGTTATACTGACTTTGGTAACAGTGGTCATGGCACTGCTGTTGTAGCAACAGTAAGCGGTACATCTATATCGTTTGGCACTCCTGTTGTATTTAATAATGCAAATACACATTTTCCTCGGTGTGTTTATGATAGCGATCAACAAAGGGTTGTTTTTGGCTATATTGATTTAGGTAATAGTTATTATCCTAGTTTGTGTGTAGGTACTGTATCAGGAACATCTATAAGTTTTGGTAGTGAGATACGAGTATCTGTTACTGGTGGCGATTACGTAGGTTTAGCATACGATAGCACTAATCAAAGAATCGTGATGGCATATCACGATGATAGCAATAGTAGCTACGGTACAGCAGTGGTGGGTGACGTAAACAATACAGAGTTTAATAGCCTTGGTACACCTGTCGTTTTTGCATCTGCTGATAATCAATACATTGATGCAGTGTTTGATGCTTCCGCTGGAGTGGTGGTCATAGCGTATAGAGATGTAGATAATAGTAATGCTGGTACATATGTCATAGGAACTGTTGGTTCTAGTAATTCCATCAGTTTCAATACACCTGCTACATTTAACACTAACACAGAGTATATTGGTTTAGGTTATGATAGCAACGCAGAAAGAACAGTTATTTCATATAAAGATGCAGGTGATGGAGATGATGGCACTGCAAGAATATTAAGAAACGCTTCCCAAAACATAACCACAGAAAATTACATTGGTATAGCAACAGGTGGATCATATGCAGATGGACAAAGTGTAACTGTTGATGTTGTAGGGACAGTTAATGCTGATCAAACATCTCTTACAGCAGGACAACAATATTTTGTGCAGGGGGACGGTACACTCGGATTGACAGCAGATAGTACAAGTGTTTTTGCAGGGACAGCTATATCTGCAACGGAACTTATAGTGAAAGAGTAATGAGTTTTTTATAATGCCCTTAACTAAGTTAAATTTTCGTCCTGGGATTAATAAAGAAACCACTTCTTATAGTAATGAGGGTGGTTGGTTTGATTCAGACAAAGTACGATTCAGAGCAGGTTATGCTGAAAAAATTGGTGGTTGGCTAAAAAAATCTACAGAAGCTATTCTTGGTTCTGCAAGAGCTTTACATAATTGGACAGCATTAGATGGTGGAACATTTATTGGTATAGGCACACACCTTAAATACTATTTATTAGTGGGTCAATCTTTTTTTGATATAACGCCTGTGCGCTCTACTGTTACAGGAGAAGCTACTTTTGCAGCTACAAATGGTTCTTCTACAATAACAGTTACTGATACTGATCATGGAGCGGTAATAAACGATTTTGTTACATTTTCCTCTGCTGTTTCTCTAGGCGGTAATATAACTGCTGCTGTTCTAAATCAAGAATATCAAATTGTTTCTGTTCCAACCAGCAACACTTTTACTATACAAGCTAGAACAGCAGGAACAACAATAGCATCCATAACAACTACAAGTGGTTTAAATCCTACTCCGGTAACTGCAAACGGTAGTGATACAGGTAATGGTGGAGGATCAACCGTAGCACAGTATCAAGTAAATGTAGGTATAGATGTTGCCGTTCCAGGAGTCGGTTGGAACGCAGGAGCATATGGAAGAGGCACTTGGAACTCTGATGCAGATGTAGCAGTAAGTACAAATAATTTACGAATTTGGTCACATGATAACTTTGGTGAAGATTTACTGCTAAATGTAAGAGATGGGCAAATCGCTTATTGGGATAAATCTGGTACAACAGCAAACAGAGCAGTTTTATTAAATTCTTTATCAGGTTCTACCTCTGCACCTACAATAGCAAAACAAGTGCTTGTATCAGATGTAGATAGACATGTTATTGCATTTGGTTGTGACCCTGCTGATAATATTGGTGTGCAAGATCCTCTGCTTATAAGGTTTGCAGACCAAGGAAGTTTAACAGATTGGGCCTCTACAGCTACTAATACCGCAGGTGATTTAAAACTTGGTGTTGGTTCTGAAATTATAAAAGCAGTTGAAACACGCCAACAAATACTTATTTTTACTGAAACCAGTTTACATGCGATGCAATTTATAGGGCCTCCTTTTACTTTTGGTTTAAGTACAATAGCAGATAATACCACTATTGCAGGACCTCTTGCTGTTACATCTGTACAAGATACAGTGTATTGGATGGGTAAAAATGAATTTTATGTGTACACAGGCACAGTTCAAAGAATGCCGTGTAGTGTGCGCGACCATGTATTTTCAGATTTAAATTGGAGTCAAGGTAGAAAAATAGCTTCTGGGCTGAACTCTTCATTTGCAGAAATTTGGTGGTTTTATCCTTCCGAGGCAAGTGATGAAAATGATAAATACGTTATTTACAATTACGAACAACAAATTTGGTATACAGGTTCATTAGCTAGAACAGCTTGGTTAGATAGGGGTATAGAACAATACCCCGTCAGTGTTGGAACAGATCATTATGTATATGACCATGAAAATGGTTTTGATGATGGTAGTACAGAACCAGCTTCTGCTCTTGCTGCACATATAGAGTCTAGTCAATTTGATATAGGTGATGGTGATCAATTTACTTTTGTTCACCGTCTTATACCCGATATTACATTTAGAAACTCTACAAATAGTTCTCCCTCTGCTCTGTTTACTTTGCAAACTAGAGCAGGTCCTGGAAGTGCGTATACACAAAATGACCCTAGTACAGTCACACAAACAGTAGCAGAAAGCACCACTACTGTAGAGCAATTTACAGATTTAGTGCATGTAAGATTACGAGGTAGGTCGTTTGCATTAAAAGTTTCTTCTACTGATTTAGCAGCAGGATGGAGGCTAGGCTCGCCAAGAGTAGATATAAGACCAGATGGCCGTAGGTAATGGCGAGGATTTTACCACCCCCACAATTTCCTGTTGCCCCTGCAGAGTATAAACAAGATTATGCAAACTCTGTTGTGCGAACGTTTCAGGTATTTATACAACAGTTTTTGAGTCCTGGAGAAGGCAGAAATACAAATTTGACTCTTACTGCATTACAAGAAGATGCGTTTGGATTAGAAACAGGCGCTCTTTTTCAACAAGATGGATTTGTTAAAATAGTAACAATTAACCGTTCGCATCCTAGAGGTGTTAGCGCAACAGGAAATGTAGGTTCGGTAACAGTTACAGTATGATGAAAGTAGGTTGCGAAAAAGTTTTCTTGACTGTATGCTTCTTGCAGCGTAGTCAGGAATCGCTCCCTGCATAGATGTAAACGATTTAGGGTATCGCAATATGCAAGGAATTGAATCTTTAGGTTATGAGGTTAAAGACCAACCGTTAGTTCCTGATGGTGGTATGCAACAGCTTAAAGGTGCTGCTGATTTACTTGCAGAGTTTGGTAGAAATGGCGATACATATGTAGTTCATGCTGCTGAAGGTGAAACAGTGCTTCCGTTGGAAGTATTAGAAAGTAACCCTAAACTTAAAACTATGATATATCAACAAATGGAAGAGCTTGGGTTACAGCCAGAGCGGTATGTTGTTGGTAATGAAATGAACTCGTTAAACCCTGTTACAGGACAACCTGAGTTTTTCTTTAAAAAATTATTTAAAAAAATTAAAAAAGTTGGCAAAAAAGTTATCAATATTGCAAAAAAGGTAGCCCCGATTGTTTTACCGATTGTTGCTCCTTTTTTGTTACCTGCTATGCCTCTTTTTCTTACAGCAGGTATTGGCAGTCTAGCTGGTAATTTGATTGCAGGTAATGATTTTAAAACCTCTTTGAAAAATGCTGTGATTGCAGGTGGTATGGCAGGTGTTGGTTCTGCTTTATCTGCAGGTAGTTTAGGAGGTTTTACAGCTACACCTGAAAGTATGGGTCTACCTTCTATAAAAAGTGTTTTCGGTCAAGGTGCTACACCTACTCCTGCTATTAGCCCCGATGCTGCTATAGGCGTTCCTGCAGAAACATTTAGTTTATCAGCTAATGCTTCGCCAATTACAAACCAAGTATTTGCAGATGCTGGATTAGGCTTTGGTGGCATGGAAGGTATTGGCTTAGATGCAAGTATCCCAAGTATACCTTTAGAAACAGGTATCTCTAATAATTTAGTTGCATCTGTTGATCCCAACTTTGCAGGAATGGGTGTTCAAACAGGGCCAGCAGCCACACGGACAGGTGCTGGTTTTGGGGATATGCGAGCAGCTATGAATAATATCAGCGGTATTGAGGCAAGCATGGCTCCACCTTCTCCTGGAATAGGAGCTCCGCCCGAGTTGTTTAAATCTGGTTCTATCCCACCTGCTGGAGCTAATGTACCACCAGTTTTCCAAAGCCCAAATGTTACAGGGGTAGGAGCAGAAATGTCAACTGGTGCGTTTTCTCCAAATGTTGGTTCTTCGGAAACTGCTAGACAAGCAGGGATAATTGCTCAAGGCCCTGATATGGGTACAGGAAACGTTTCGTTTTTAGGAAATATAGTTGATAAAGGAAGTGATTTGTTTGGTACCTATTTATCGCCAAACCGTCCTGGATTAGCTAAAGATGCAGGTGTTCTTACAAGATATGGGCCATTATTAGCAGTTGGTGGAGCTGGTATATTAGCAGCAGATGCTTTATTTCCTGCAGAACAAGAAGCATTAGATAAAACAGCATTTGAAAAAACAGGGCAAGATTTATTAGAAGAAGATATTGCTTCTGGTAGATTCCAGTATGGTTTTAATCCACGGACATTTTACGGTTCAAACCCATTCTACCAACGATTTACCCGAGCTAGGCAGGGTGGTGAAATAGAAGGTCCTGGAACAGGAACAAGTGATTCTATACCTGCTATGTTAAGTGATGGTGAGTTTGTAATGACAGCAAAAGCTGTTAGAGGTGCAGGTGGTAATGATCGTGAAAAAGGTGCAAAACGAATGTATGCAATGATGCGACAATTTGAAAAAGAAGCGGCAGCATAATCATGGCAACAGAAGAACAAACGATTATCCAAAGAGAAGCCCCTGAAGTAGAGGCTTTAAAACTAGGTCTAATAAATGCAGCCAAGGGTCTTGTTGAAACAGCTCCTACAGGTGGGTTACCACAAACACAGTTTGCTGCTTATGACCCATTCCAAGACCGAGCAAGAAATTTAGCTACTGCTGCTATTGGTTCCTTTGCTCCTTATTTATCAGATGCTTTTACAGGCAATCAAGAAGCCACAAATAGATTAAAAAATGCAGTAACTAAAGCATACACTGATGCGCTTGCTAGTTACACCGATGCAGATAGAGATACTTTATTAAATACAATGGGCGGTAGGATTACTTCTGCAATAGGCACTCCTACAGGAACAGATGGCATCCTTGGTGCTATTAGAAGGGGTGGAACCGCTGCAGGAAACGTTCGTGCAAATATATTTGGTACTCCAGGAGAAGCTGGAACAGGTGCTTTAAGTGCAATTGATGCACAACGAATAGGTATAGACCAAGGGGTTACTCGTGCAGCTACATCTGATGCAGAGCGAGCAAGGAGAGCTCAAGTAGAAGCGGTTACAAAAGCTCGTGAAGCAGGGGTTTTTGGTAAACAAAAAGCAGAAGAAGCAATAACAGCATTAGCAGGAACAGGTTTTACCCCTACTGAGGCAGGAATAGGTGGTGTTTTTGACCCTAGCAAATCTGTTTCTAACTTTTTTAACCCTTATACATCTGCTGTAATAGATCAAAGTTTGGCTGATTTACAAAGGGCAAGTGATATTGCGGCTATACGTGAAGATGCACAGGCAGCACAGGCAGGGGCGTTTGGTGGTTCCCGAGCAGGTATTGTACAAGCAGAACGCGATAGAAATTTGTTAGATGCTCAAGCAAGGATTGCAGCACAATTAAGGCAACAAGGTTACGGACAAGCTCTACAGCAAGCTCAGCAAGCGTTTGAAGCAGGCAGATCCGGACAACAAAATTTAGCACAACTAACAGGACAGCTAGGGCAGGCAGGAGCAGGAACACAATTAAGTGCAGAGCAGTTAGCACAACAGGGAGCATTGGGTTCTGGACAGTTGGGGTTAAGTGCATCACAAGCAGCTGCAGACCTTGCTCTTAGAGGAGGACAGTTAGGATTAAGTGCAGAAGAGTTAGCATTACGAGAAGCAGCGCAACAAGGCTCTCTTGCTAGTGAAGCAGCTAGGTTAGGGTTAAGTGAAGCTGAATTAAGAGCTAATACATTACTTGGTGGAGCGCAACTTGGTTTGCAAGGAGCGCAAGGTTTACAAAGTGTTGCTAACGATATAGGTCGTCAGGCAGCGCAACGCGCGGCACTTGCTGAGTTACAATCTGGGCTACAAAGACAAGATGTTGATATGATGAACCAGTTGGGACAACAACGGTTCCAGACAGAGCAAGCGAAACTAGATGCTCAACAACAAGATCAATTAGCCGAAGTATACGAGCCATACCAACGGTTAGGTTTTTACAGTGATATATTACGAGGAGCGCCATCTACACAAATGAGTATATCGCAGGCTTCTACCCCTAATCCTTCTTTACTTAATCAAGTTGTCGGTGGTGCGGCTACAGGGTTAGGTTTAGCAGGAGCAGCTAATAAAATATTTTAGGAAGTATTATGAATCCTCTTAACAGACCCATGTTTGTAGCTAAATTTAACAGAGGCGGTTCGGTATATTTATCTCCTGCTTTACGATATATGGCACAAAACCCAGATGTATTTAATGCGTCTATAGCTAATGCTGAAGCAAGAGGGTTGCAGGGTTTAGCAAGGCAAGCGCAAATAGAGCGCGATGCAGAATTACATTATGCTTTCCATGGTCAGCCAGAAGGCAGGGCATATGGTGGACGGACATTCCTTGGGGGTTTATTAACGCCAAGGTTAGGTGATACTTTTGGTTTATCACCAGAGCGAAGAGAAGAATTAATACAAGAACGCGATGCACCAACTGGTTCAACAGGTATGGTTACGCCTCCGCCAACTAATAATGAGTTAGTACCTTTAGTGCCTATTGGCGATATAGAGCAAGGAGAAAATTTTGCAGAAGGTGGAGAAGTAAACGCTGATAATCAATATCAATCAAGTGCTGTTGTACAAGGCTATCTTGCAGCAAATCCTGCAGTATTAGATCATGCTGTCCGTACAGCACGGGCAACAGGTTTAAGTCCTGGAACAGAGTTTCAAAGAGTTGTAGAAAATACTGCAAGAGAACATTTCCGTGATTATGGAATGAACGAAGGTAGGCAAGTAGCAGGTTATGCCGATAATGGCAGATCTTTAATGCAGGAAGAAGTAACCAGATTACCTTCTTTAAGACGTTCAACAGAGGGTATATCTTCTGTGCAGATTGACCCACGGATGCTTGCTTTTGCTACAATATTAGCAAACACGCGAGATATGGATGATCCAGGAACCCAAGGTGAATTACGACCAGAGTTTTACACTGGAGCAAATACTATTGGTGATATATACGACCTTGTTGGTGATATAAATGTTAATTTACGTGATAGGTTAATCGATCGTAACTATGGTAGCACTAATGAAGATAAACTTCCTGGACGAGTGGATGAAATAATTAGTTATGCGTATAATCCGAATGCCAGTGGTGAAACTATGTTTGGGGTAGCTGGAGGGACAGAGGGGATATTACGAGCATATGATCAATTAGGTATAACAGGAGCAGGTGATACATATGCAGATAGACAAGTAAAAGATTTTCTTGATATTGTCAGGCAAGCACCTTCTTCTAGTATAAATGCGGATGGGACTGGTGGAGCAGATCAAATTAGTTTAGGAGGTCCTACCGGAACAGGTTATGATAGTGTGCAACAATTAATCGCTGATCTGCCTAATATGGCACAACAATTTTCTGCTGTTCCTACTATTAATCCATTAGGGATTTTAAATACATTGTATAATATGTACACAGGGAATATCAATAAAAACCCATATGATACAAGTGATGCAACAGGTACACGTCCAGATAGGAGCGTGCCTTCCCCAATGGAGTTTAACGCTCCCACCCGAGAACAAATGTTTCAACAAATGGATAAATTGCAGTTTAATTCTCCAGGATACCCTAATCAACGAGGAGGAGCAAACCAAGGGCCAACGTACAGTTTTACAGGTAATGAGCAGTTTTAATAAAAGGCGGTAAGTTGATATGATGAATAAAATGATGATGCAACCAATGACCCCTGCTTCAGAAAACTCGGGCATTGCTTCAGGTATGATGGCCGAGGTTGCTCCACCTGATGGAGTGGAGACCATGCGATCGATGGCTTCTCAGATGGAGCAGGTATATAATAAACTAGATAGTTCTGAAAATATAGAAGATGTTATTAATGCAATGCGTGGTGATGAACAGCCATTGTCAGAACGGTATAATGAGTTAGCTGAGTTAGTTGGCCCTGCCGATGCAAAGAAAACACCTGAGTCTGTTCTTACTGTATTACAGCCTACTTTCCAAATATTACAATCAGTACCTGATGGGGGTATTGCATCAGCCCCGATGGGAGGTGTGGAAGGTTCCGAAGAAAATTTTAGTAGTCCCTCTGCCACAGCACCAACTGATCAGGCAGAGGCTGTCCTAGCAATATCGCGTGGTGAAATGCCAGTAAAAGCGGCTAATGGGTTTTATGCAGGTGATATAAATTTTATGGGCAACTCTCCTACTCAATTTAACGGAAGGTTTCCTCCAGCAAATACTTTAGAAAACGTTAGAAATATGAGAGCAAGCCCAAATGCTCCAGGATTATTAAGTCAATTACAAACTGGTCGCACATTATCTCCTATTCCGCTTCCAACTTATCCTGATATAGATATAGGTAATATAAGAAGTAAAGTGAAAGATTTTACAGGTCTTTTAGATAGTTTTAATTTAGTTAAAGGGGAAGAAGATCCTGTAAAAATTGCTAAAGAGTTAGATATATTACGTAAACAGTATGCACCTACAGCAGAAGAACCAGAAGATATACTTGCAAAACGTAAGGAGTTTATGGGTACAACAGATGCAGATGCTGCAGAAACTCAAGCATTTTTAGCATTAGCTCGAGCAGGTTCACAACTTGCCCAAACTCCAGGATCTTTACTTACAGGATTAACAACAGCAGCAGGGCCTTTTGCTGAAAGTTTAAGTAAAATTGCAGCAACAAAATCTAAGGCAGAGCGTGAGGCAAAAGGTGCGGCTTTTGATCTTTCACTAAAACAAAAAGAGCAGGTTAGGGCTTTTGGGGAAACAACTGCTAATAAAGCTATTGAAGAGGCCCTTGCAAATAAAAGATCAAATGCTAAAACAATTAATGATCAAACTGCAATCCTTGTTCGCGAAGGTTTAAAAGAAGCAGGTAAAAAGAGAGATGCTGCAATTAAAGCATTAAATGCTGGATATACAATTGATAAATCTAATAATACTTTAAGTGACCAAGTAGTTTACGCAAGGAAAAACCCAACAACAGGCGAAATGGAAACCCTTGTTTTTTATGATAAGGCCGGAAAATATTTAGATCCTAAAACAAACAAATTTGTTGATGGCGCTCCCCCTAATGATTACCGTCCTGTAAAACCCTTAGAGGTAGATGACTTAATTGATGGGCCTAATTCAGGAGCATTAAAAGATGCGCTTAAAAACGCAAAACCTAAACCTCTCCAAATTTTACAAAAAGATGCAAATGGCATAGCGACTGGTTTTAAAAGGGTAGAAGGTTTTTTCCTTAATGGTAGGGATTACATACCAAATGACAGGGGAGGGTTTACAGCATTAAATCCTGGAGAATATTTTAGGGATGATGGCAAATCGATTTACGAAGTAAAAAATGAGCAAGGTGTTAGATTTAAAATTATTAGAAACCCATCCGATAACTCTATAATTTCTCGTACACCTATAGACGAGCGCTCACCAAATGCTTTTGGTGCTGCTACTGGTGGTAACTCCCCTTATGGTAAATATACAGTTACCGAAGAAAACAAAAGTAGATTAGAAAACTTATATGGAAAAACATTAACTATTGGCGATAGCGTTGATTTAGGTAACCCAACAATTTACAGAGTAACTCCTTCTGTTTCTTTCCCTAAAAACCAAGACAATCAGTACATATTACCTGAAAAACTTAGAAATGAGTTACAAGAAAAAACAGCGAATAGAGGTGAATTAATTAGAGAAATAAACGATAAGTTGTTAAATGAAGATTTCTTAAAAACTTTTGGTATTAAAGGTGGTATGACTTCATTTATCTCTGGTAATGTTGCAGGTCTTTTTGGTGATACTAAGTTTGCTAGAGCATTAACTGATGTAAATTCTGAAGAGTACAGAACTACAAGTCAATTACTTGATAGATTAGTTAAACGTTCTTTAGCGTTATCGTCAAGGTTCCCTGTAAGAGAATTAGAACAACTTCAACAGTTATTGCCAAAAGCAGGTGAAATTTTTACACAACCTACGGCTGTCCTTAAACAGATTCAAACATTTATGGCGGCAAATACAAATGAACAATTAACTGATTTACATTTACTAAACCCTGTAGATAACCCTTCAGCAAGAGTGTATCAAATGCAGAGTGGGTCAAAAGAAGACCCATTTAGGTTTGATGAAGTGATTACCACTACAAACTCAGATGGACAACAAATGAGATATCTTCCTGCTTTTAACTTTGCTAAAAGGTTAGCTGAAAGTGGAAGAGATTTGCAAAACCAATTTGCCATAATGACGGTTAAACAAGCTGAAACACTAGGCTTGCCAGAAAATGTTTGGAAACGTAAAGAAGCTAATCCGCAAGAATTAATAACAGTTAAATTAAAAACAATTAATCGTAATGGACGCACTGAAATAAGTGGATCTAGTACAGCAGGTCTTACTCGAAAACAGAGGAGAAACCAATAAATGTCTCTTGATGATTCATTAGATGAGCGAATGATTCAAGCTGTTTCTGGGCCTGAAATAAGCGAAGTAGAGGTTTTAAAATCTGCACAGGATATAACTAAGGTTGGTGATCCTGTAGAAGGTGCCTCACTTGGTTTTGAAGGTGAAGCACAACCTTCTAGGGTAACTGGTTTAGGTGATGGTTTAGAGCCTGTATTTGGTGATAGTATTTTAACAACAGCGATAACAGGTTTTAATAGAGGGTTAGCTAATTTAGTTGACCCTGTCATATATAATGCTGCTGTTGCACTCAGGAAAATAGGAGAAGCAACAGGCAGTCCTATGTTGGCAAATATCCAGCCAGAAAGAAACCAGATGGCTCGTGTATTTGCCTCGGGTGATTTTGAAACACAAAATATTATGAGTAATGTATTAGGTATACCTATTCAATATGGAGAAGGTGCTGATATTGGTGTAACGCCAGAAGAGGGATTAGCAAGCGAGTTTGTATATGGGGCAGGTAAATTTCTTGGAGAGGGCGCTCCTGTCGCAATGGGGTTACAAACGGCGGCTAATCTTGCTACTAAGTCTGCAGGATTACTAACCCCTAAAGTTGCTCCCATTGCAGGAGGAACAACTGCTAATGTTACAGATGATATATTACGAGCACAAGCAGTAGCTCCTGGAACGGTAGCCGCGACAGAGGCAGGGATTAGTGGTTTAGCAGGTGGTGTTACAGAAACAACAGATAGTCCATTACTAGGTATTGGAGCAGCTTTCTTGCCATCTGCTATTCCAGGAATTATTAAAAGAACACCAACAGCTATGGGGATCAATTGGCTGAGACAAAGAACTCCTGGAAAAATAAGTGATTTAAGAGATGTTGCTACAGGTGCAAAAAGTGCGACTGAAGGAGAAGGTGGAGACTTTTTAGTTAATAAAGCCCAAAGGATGATACAAGAACAATTAAATCTTAACCCAGAACAATCAAAAGCTGCTGTTGAACGGTTCCAAGAAATTGTAGCTAAAATACCAGAACTTGAAACAATGGCTCCTGGACAAGTATTTGATAACCAAGCATTAATTAAAACTTTCCAAGATGCTGTATTAGATGCACCTAATGAGCAAATCCCTGCTCTTAATGCTTTGTTAGAAGGTTATGTAAGTGGAGCAACAAAGTTTAAAGGTACAATAGGTGTAGAGGGTACCGATACTGGAGTTACTGGCAGTAATATTTTGGTAATGGATAGTGCTAGAAAAACATTTGACCTAGGAGTAGCAAAAGAGGCAGATGAAATAACTGATGCAGAAGCCTTTTTAACACAACAAGCAAGGGGGATAGAACGCACAGGGGCGGAAAGACAAACAGCTAGGTTAAGTTTACAAGAATCACTTGCTAAAAGAGTAGAAGAAGCTAAAGAAGCAGTAGAGAAAGAAAAAATTAGGTTAGGTATAGTACAAGAAAGAAGACCTATCAAAGCTTCAGGTAAGCGCGAAAAAGTATTAACTAGACCAGATGATTTAGTTGAACCAGAGGCAGTATTAGCATTACAACAAAGAGTGCAAAGAGAAATTTTACCTCGCGAAGGAACAGAAGCTTTTTCGTTTGACAAATTACCTGCAAGTATAAAATCAATAGCGCAGTGGGATTCGAGTAAAGATTTTACTTTTCGTGATTGGTTATTAGCAAGGGAAGAAGTTAGTAATGCAATCAGTAAGGGAAGCACTTATGGCGATGCACAGCTTCCTACACTCATGGCATATAGAGATATGCTTGAAGATTTTGCCATAAGTGGTTTCAACAACCTCGGCCCTAAATATAAAGAGTTTGTTGATTTTGCTAAAACAAATTTGTACGACCCTTTTGAACGTTCTTTAATTATGGGTGTTACAAGGAAAGATCAAAAAGCAGATCGGTTTATTACCCAAGGGGAACAGATTACAAAAACATTTCTAAAACAAGAACCCGAAATATTACGAAGGTTTGTTAGTACTGTTGGTGCAGATGCCCCAGAAGTAAATGATTTAAAAAATGTTTTGTTAGATGATTTATATGATTCTGCTTACGTTGCAGGTAAAGGCCAATGGGATGAGGCACGTATTAATAAATGGATGGGTGATAATAAAAATTATTTAGATTTACTTCCTGGAACAGGTGATAATAATTTTTTCCAAGATTTAACAAATACACAACGATTATTACAACAATCATTATTACGTAGGAAACAAGCGACCCAACGTAAAGAAGAAATACAAAAGAGTTTATTAGGTAAGTTTTTTGAAAGAGAAACAAAACAAGGCACTTTAGAACCAGAAGAGGATTTCCTTACACAATTAGTAATGAGGCCCACAAAAGAAGGTGGGCAACGGACTATGGTTAAAACTAGGAATGATTTTCTTGCCTCAGAAGAAGGAAAGTCATTAGGAAAAACTGGTGCGGAAAATGTATTTAGAAGAACCATCTTTGAAAAATTAGATGAACAAATGAAAATTATGCAAGACCCAGAAAAATTTAAAGCGTGGATGCAACAAGATAAAAACACACAATTATTAAAAGATGCAGGTTTTTCCGAATCACATATGAAAGACCTATACTTATTAGCTGATGCTTCTGAGCGTATAAATACAATACCCATTTTAGAGTTTAAGGGTTTAAATAATAGTGGGATTATTGCAAAGATTGCAGAAGCTCTTGGTACATCACCTGCTGCTGTTTCTACTAGGGTACTTGCTGTAAAAGAAAACAGGATCTCCCCAAGAACAGCTTTTATCTATTTAGCAAGTAGGGCTATAGGAGCGCAAAACGAAATACGAATGAATGCACTTATGCGCGAAGCAATTACAGACCCACAATTAGCAAAAATGCTTACAACAGAATTACCTGAGGCAACGCCTGTAGGACGTATTCCAGGACCAATCCAGCGTAAAGTAAATAATTATCTAATTGGTTCTGGTATAGAAGCAGTAGAACAAATAAACCAAGAGATGGAAAAGGCTACACCACTTGCTACCTTCCCTAATTCAGGACAATCATTTGGTGTAAGCCCAGAAACAAATGAAGCTATTGAGACGACACCTATTGCTCCTGCACCCCCACCACCATCAATGGATTTCAGTCAGATCGCTCCTCCGCCTCCTATCGCACCCACAGGAGGAAGCCAAGTTGATGTTGCATCACTGTTTCCATTTGATCCAACCTCAGCAGCAATACAAAAGCGACAGCAACAGCAACAAGGTTTAGGCTCATTAATGACCTAAAGTAAAAATGCTTGGGTATAATTACTGAGTTGTTGTTTAGATATATTGTAATATTCCTCAACTAACTCAATGCCTGTAAACTCCATACCAAACTGTTTACAGACAACGCCTGTTGTCCCTGTACCCATAAATGGGTCAAGTACATTTTGGTATGGGTGACAGAACGAACGTAAAATAAACTCTACTGCCTTTGGGTGCATCACTGCTCTGTGTTGTTCTTTGTAAGGGTTCTCTGAATAAACAGGTGTACAGAAATGATTTTTTGTATACGTATCATTACCTTTAAGTGCGGTATTATTATTACTCAATACTAAAATATATTCGTAAGCATTAGTAACGGCATCACCACCTGCCGGAGTTGGATTAGATTTATTCCAAATAATTGTTTCTATTATTTGTTCTGCAAAATGCCCAAACAATTTATAGAGTTCAACACGATTGTAAAAGTTTTTCTGAACATTATAAAAGACATTACCTTTACAAACTCGTAAACATTGTTCTATAGATTCTACAAGAAAATCAAAGTAATCATCATAAATATCTGTAAACGAAGCGTACTTATCATCCCTCTTTCTATTGTAAGGAGGCGATGTAAACACTATATCAAACTGTTCATTTGCAAATGTTTTAATTACAACAGTGCTATCGCCTAGGATTAAATTATCCACTCTTTATACCCTTCAGCTAATACTGTAGTGCTTATATCTATCTTACTCCGTAAGGCTTTTATAACTTTCTGGTCTACTGTATCTTCTGCTGTAATATCTATATAAGTAACTTTGTTTGTTTGCCCGATACGATGCGCTCTATCTTCACTTTGCAACCGCACTTCTAAATCGTATCCGTTACTGTAGTATATAACGGTGTTTGCTTCAGTAAGTGTAAGCCCATAACCTCCTGTTCTTGGTTGCCCTACAAAAAACCGTAGTGGGTCATCAGGGTCTTGGAACCGCTCAACAATTAGCTGTCGTTGTTCTGCAGGGGTATTACCATAAAATAGTTCTACTGAATCAGCACCATATGTTTTCATAAGCTCTTGCTGAATTAATTCTAGGTCGTAAGTAAAATTACCCCAGATAATAACTTTACCATCTGTTTCTTCTAATACAGATAACAACTCAGGCAGTTTATTGTTAGCTACTTTTACTATTCTCCCATCTTCTAATTTAGCAAACCCAGAACAAACTTGTTGTAACCGTAGTATTTGAGTAAGCACTGTAGGAGCAGACATAATGCCTTCGTTTTCTATAACAGACATAGCGTTCTTTTTCATTTGATCATAAAGAACACGTTGCTCTTTCGTTAACTCTACACTGCGTTGCGTATACACTTTATCAGGTAAATCTAAACAATCTTCTTTACGCACCCTAAACGAAAAAGGTTCTATAATACCATTTAACTCTTCTAAATTTTGGTAGCCTACAATATGATTAAAAGAGTGCGCTCCCATTGTTTTGCGTATCATTTTAGCATAACGGTTTTGGAATGTCCAAAATGAGGAGTGACCTAATATGTAATGTTCTAAAAACTCACATTGTGTATATAAATCTAATGGTGATTTAGTTACAGGAGAGCCAGTAAGTATCCTACGGTATGGGGCGTTCCTTGATAATTTTATCAGGTTTTTAGTTCTGTTAGCTGTTCTAGATTTAATAGTGGTGCTTTCATCTACAGCAAGCATTGCTTTATGGCACAATATAAATTTAGAGGCAAACCATTCTCCTCTGCTACTGGATAACGCTTCTACATTCATAAGGAAAATTTGCAGTTTATCCGACGGCTCATTTAGTGTAGCTAATTCTGCTTGTTTCTTTTTAGTTTTTTGTGGTGACCATACAACAATGTTTGCTTCAATATGGTCAGGTAAATGAGTGGGTAACTCTTTACGTTCCCAGTTTCTGTATACACCTTTAGGTGCGATAATAAGGGCAGAATCTATTTTGCCTTTATCATACAGCATGGCAATCGTATCTATAAGCACTTTAGATTTGCCTGTTCCCATATCCATAAACAGTGCAAAAAAGTTTTTATCCCACGACTTTTCCAAAGCATCTAATTGATGCTTGTATGGTTGGTATTTAAATTTGTAACGCATTTTACCCTCTTTCTATTGGGAATAGTTACATTTTAAACGTAAACAAAAGCGCGAGCAATAAAAGGTTTATCAAGTAACTTTGCTATATAGTACCGGAAAACGAAAAACGATGAATTTAAATTCTAACATTTTCCGATATACGATATACAATATACAACTTTCTCGGTACGCGCGACGTTTTTGGATTTATTTTTTCTAGGGTTTCTTTGGGTTTTGCCCCTATTATAGCAAAGTCTGTGTAACCTTGAGATATTTTATTTTTTATTGACATAAAAATACTAGTGCCAATTATAATATATGCTAGTATTGCCCATTACCTAGTTGCATGTGGAGAAAGGCATGACAGTTTACATAGTACAAGAAATGCGTGGCCGTGATCTAAGTGATGCGGTTACCTTTGGCGATATAGAAGTTCTGATACCTGCATCTGAGCAGGCAAGTTTTTCTACTCAGCCATTAATAAAACAATTAACTCGTAAGTTAAGTAAGTTTACAGATGATGATTACCTGTTACTTTCTGGTGATCCTGTAATAATTGGGTTAGCTGCGAGTATTGCATCACGGCACAATATGGGCCGTTACAAAATGCTGAAGTGGGATAGGTTAGATAATAAGTATTACCCACTTGAAGCAAACTTTAATGAATAGAAAGGGTTTACTATGGATTTTGAGGATGTAGCCACCGATTTAAAAACGGTGGATGAACAGGGTTTAAGTTTAGTCAGCAAACTAGCTAATCTACAATTAACAATTGAACAGCGTATTGCACAATTAGAAGAAGACCTTAAACAAGCAAAGCGTGATTTGCGTGAGATAGCAGAGGAACAATTACCTTCAGCTATGGCAGAACATAGTATTAGTGAGCTTGTATTAGAAGATGGGTCACGTGTAAGCGTGGGTAAATTCTACAGTGCATCTATAAGTAAAGATAGAGCAGATGAAGCATTTACATGGTTAGTAGATAATGACTTTGGTGATTTAATTAAAAACCAAGTAGCAACGACGTTTGTTCGTGGACAAGAAGAACAAGCAAAACAGTTTGCAGATGACTTAATACACAGAGGCATGGCAGTAAACACCAAAAAGTGGGTAGAGCCTATGACGCTGAAAGCATTTGTAAAAGACCAATTTGAACAAGGCAATAATGTTCCTGCCGATTTGTTTGGGTTGTATATAGGTGAGAAAACAAAAATAAGTAAAGCAAAGAGAGGATAAAAAAATGTCGCAAGTAGCAAAAAAAGAGGCTAATGAAGTAGCCGTATATGAAGGTTTTGAACAGTTCCAAGGTGAAGGTTTTAGTGAAGTAAAAACAGAAGACCTTGCTATTCCGTTTTTACGTGTGCTTGCTGATGTAAGCCCACAAGTTAAAAAGCGTGATGGTGCTTATGTCGAAGGTGCCGAAGCTGGTATGATATTTAACACTGTGCTAAATGAAGTATATGAGGCAGAAAAAGATGGTATCTTTGTTATACCATGCCATTACAATCGTCGTTATGTAGAGTGGCGTGGTAGGGAAGAAGGTGGCGGATATGTAGGTTCGTACACACCTGATGACCCTATTGTTAAAACAGTTACTCGCAGTGACCAAGGGCAAGATTTATTACCCAATGGTAATCAGCTTACTAATACGGCACAGTTTTTTGTGCTGATGTTACATCCCGAGCTAGGCCCACAAAAAGCCTTAATGACTATGGCATCTACACAATTAAAGAAGGGCCGTAAATGGTTGACACAAGCACAATCACTTACTGCTCAGGGTAAAAACGGTTTGTATACATTACCATTAATGTCACAAGTTTATAAGGTTACAAGCGTACCAGAGCAAAATGATAAAGGTAGTTGGTACGGTTGGGAGATAGCTAGGGAACGCTCACTAGATTTAAGCAACCAAGGTGATAAAGATGTTTTTGATATGGCGGTTGCTTTTGCTAAATCTGTTAAGGCAGGTGATGTAGAGCTAAATGATGGCTCTAACCATGTTGGCACAGACCCAGATGATAATGTGCCATTCTAATCTATAAGTTTACCACCTACAGGGCAGGGAGTTGATCGCTCTGTTCTGCGGAGGCTACTACTTAGGTTTCTAAACCCTTCCTAAGTAAGTAGCCTCCACCCTTTTATTGGAGTGAACTATGGATTTATCACAAGAATTTTTTGCCTTATTTAAAGGTAGTGATATTGCACACGGTACCTATGAAGTAAAAAATAATCGAGCTATTGATGGTAAAAAGCAAGGTATAGCAAAGGTTATAAAAGAGCCTACCAAAGTTGAAATGTGGGAAGAACATTTAAACGGAGGTATCGGGCTAGGTATTATACCAATTAGAAGCGATAATATGTGTCAGTGGGGTGCAATAGATATTGACCAATATGATGTTAGTCATAAAAAACTAATTACTGTTTTAAAAGAAAATAAAATTCCTGCTGTTGTTGGTAGAACTAAAAGTGGCGGAGCGCATGTTTGGATGTTCTTATCTGAACCTATAGAGGCAGAGGAAATGCAACGTAGGATTACAGAACTAAGCGCGGCTCTAGGTTTTTCTGGCAGTGAAATATTCCCTAAACAAACAACTATATTAAAAGATAGAGGTGATACAGGTAACTTTTTGAATATGCCGTACCACGGCGGTAATAAAACAACTCGATATGGATTTGATGAAAATGGTGAGGCACTAAACCCGACAGCTTTTATAGAGTATGCAAAAACTTTTATACTGACTCCCACAAAATTCCGTAAACTAAATTTAAGTTTTGGTACAGAGGAGGGTGTTATAGAGGAAGGGCCTCCTTGCCTACAGCACTTATGCAGTAAAGGATTTAGTGAAGGTTCACGTAATAACGCTCTATTTAATTTAGGTGTGTATGCAAGGTTGTTTGATGAAGATAATTGGGAACAGTTAGTACAAAGGTACAATATAGATTACCTATCACCACCACTAAGCCATAGTGAGGTAGGTAATACTATACGACAGTTAAAGAAAAAAGATTACTTCTACAAATGCGAAGACCAACCCATCAAACCTTTCTGCGATAAAGAGTTATGTAAAACTAGGAAGTTTGGTGTTGGGCCTAATGGTATCGCGGCTGATATGTCAAGCCTTACTAAAATAGATGGCGACCCACCCATTTGGATATTGAATGTAAATAATAAACGATTAGAGCTAACTACTACTGGATTAACAAGCCAAGCACAGTTTCAAAAAGAATGTGTATCACAAATCAATATGTTTCCTGTAGCTATGAATCAACGAGCATGGCAAACAAGAATACAAATGTTGTTAGATAATGTAACTATTGTAGAGGTGCCACCTGACGCTACGTTTAAAGGTGAGTTTGAAGATTTACTCCATGCTTTTGCTTGTGAAAGAGCTAAAGGTGAGGAGCGCGAAGATATATTACAGGGTGTTGCTGTTTGGCTAGATGATAGGGTTTATTTCCAAGTAAAAGATTTAAAAAAGCACTTGTCTGTAAACGATTTCAACCACTACACTTCTAACCGAGTTACGTTGCGATTGCGTGATTTAAATGCCGAAAAAATGTTCTGGCGTGTTAGGGGTAAGGGTGTGCATGTGTGGTCGTTAGAACAATCGTACTTTGAAACAGATGAATCAGAGATTGAGTTACCTGCACTCCCTGCATCACAAGAAATATTGTAATGCACATTGTACTAGGACCTCCAGGAACAGGTAAAACAACGAAGCTACTTAGCCTAGTAGAATCTTACCTTGAGTCAGGTGTACCGCCAGATCGTATAGGATATTTTGCGTTTACACGTAGAGCCGCACAAGAAGCTATTGATAGGGCTTGTTTAAAATTTAACTTTAGTAAAAAAGAATTACCCTACTTCCGCACCTTACATAGTTTAGCTTTTCAGCAAGCAGGTTTAAATCATTCACAGGTAATCACATCAGAAAAGTACCAAGAGATAGCAGAGTGGCTAAAGATTGGTAAGTTTTTTATAGGGGGAGTGACAGAGCAAGGCCCATACAAAGATTTTGGTTATGGTGATAAGTTTTTAGAAATTATCAATATGGCTAGAATATTACGTGAGCCATTGAAAAAAATCTACAACCAGAGTATCGTACCTCTTAAAACAGATTGGGCTAGAGTAGATTACGTTGCGAGAGGGTTAGAACATTGGAAAGAGGCGTATGGGCTGTTTGATTACACAGGTATGTTAGAATTATTTTTACATAGAGACTTATGTCCTAAGTTAGAGGTTGTGTTTATAGATGAAGCACAGGATTTATCACCTATCCAGTGGGAAATGGTAAGACGATTAGAAGAAAGAAGTAAGATTTGTTATGTTGCAGGTGATGATGACCAAGCCATATTTAGATATGCAGGTGCAGATGTAGAACAGTTTGTAGGGTTAGAGGGTGATGTAACTTTGTTAGATAAAAGTTATCGCATCCCCTCTTTACATCACGATCTAAGTATCCAAGTAATACATAAAATTGTAGGGCGTCGCGAAAAACCGTTTACAGCAAAAGAAGATAAAGGTGAAATATTTTGGCATAGACATTCTGAGGAAGTAGACCTATCAGATAAAGATTGGTTATTGTTAAGTAGAACAACTAGGGGTGCTGAGCAAATAGAAGAAGAGGTAAGGAAAAGAGGACACCTGTATATATACAATGGTTCTAGAAGTTTAGATAGTAAGGTTATAGATGCGGTTAGGTTTTGGGAAGCAGTTAGAAATGGAGAACGTATAACTGCCGATCAAGTTAGATTAATTTATAAATATATGTTGCTGAATAAACAAATTGTCTATGGCTATAAAACCATGCCAGATGGGGAAGATGGTACGTTGTATAGTATTGAAGATTTACAGCAATCGCATGGGTTATTACATGCAGATCCATGGGATCAAGGGTTAGGTAAAATATCACAGCGTGATAAAGTGTATTTAAAAGCCTGTTTACGGAAGGGTGAAAAGTTAGACCAAACACCTAGGATTAGGATTTCTACAATCCACTCTGCGAAAGGAGCAGAGGCAACTAATGTAATGTTACTTACTGATGTAATGCGTAGGCCATATTCTATGTGGCGAAAAATAAATACGTATGATGAAGATGAGGCGCGAGTATTTTACGTTGGTTTAACAAGAGCTAAAGAGCAGTTACATCTAGTGCATCCTATGTTTAGTCAAGGGTACGCTCTCCCTTACTAGAACAAATAAGATAAACTAACACTTTCTCAGGATAAACGGTTACAATATATTAACCATATTAACAGCTTAAATAGAAAGGTAAGCTATATGAAAGTACGTTACTTTAATAAGGAACAGCTTATTGCAGTTAATGAGAACGCAATAAAAGCTGAAAGAAATAGGTCACTTAACCGTGACATGTTGCAGGATGCACTTGATACTATAGCAGATGATGCTATGCTTCCTGTTTGTTTTGACATGCCACATAACGATGTTGAGATGCGTATACAAGTCGCATTCAGCCCTTTGCATTCAGGTTGGATAGATATTAGTTTTGAGGAGTTTAATTCCTTACCTGTTGCAGAGATACCAGACAGCGATGTGCCAGAAGAATACCGCACCGCTGATCCTTCAATCCACTAACCAAAGAAAGGGTTATATTATGGCTCACCAAGTAGAAACAATGGCTTATGCAGGGGAAGTCCCTTGGCATGGGCTAGGAGTAAAGGTAGACAACAATATGTCTCCTGAAGAGATGCTTATCGCTGCTAAGTTAGATTGGACGGTAAGTAAACGGCCTGATT